ATTATTTCTATGAGCTGCTTAATAACAAAAATTGGTCTGAATATGATAAGCTTGATTTGTCATTCTTTTCAGATATCACTCTGATGAAAAATCTTGATTTTGAATACCCAACCAGCTTTGTCGAATTTATTAAGGACAAAGGTGCATTTAATCTAAATGAAACAATATCAAGTTATCTAACTGACAAAGAAATTAAATTAATCTTAAATGATGAGAACTTTAACTTTGACTCTTTAACATTAGCTGACATTTTATTATATGAACTAAATACACCAGCATGTACGATTTACAAACCCAAATACAATTACAAAATTCCTTCAACAGAATTAAAACTTATTGGTGTATTAAAAATGAAAGAGCGTGAACAAAAAGAGGAAGGACGTGTATTTGGTGCATATTCGGTTGAAGGGAAGTTAAATTTAAGTTATTTAAATAACAGTCTTAAAAAATCATTGCAATATATTGAAGGTCAAATGTATGTAATCTCAGATAAAGTTAAACAATACAAACATCATGACCATGCACAAAAGATGACATCACCAAATTACTATAGTTTAATGTTTGATATCGAAGCACACAATCAAGCTATGCAGATTCATAACACTCATCCATTAGCAATTTTACTTAGCCAATTGTTTGGTGTTAAAGAAATTAGTCTCATCCCTATCATGTTTCATGATATGTCATTTATTTATGAAAGTATTCAATACATTGATCGTTTTATGGTGAGTCATCAATCTGGTGGTATTGATGGTTGGTTTAATCCATTCTGGACTTTACATACAATTTTATCACTTAAACTGTTTGCATTAACGATGAATTTTAAAAATGTTTTTGCAGAAGCATATAGTGATGATGCTTGTGCAGTTTTTGAAGATCGTGAAATGTCACCGGAGAAAATGGACCTTTTATATGAACAAATGGAACGTGAATTTTTAAGATATGGATTAATTATTAAACCAAGTCAATCAATGTTAAGCCCAAATAGAACAACACTCTTAAAAATTCATACGTATCAAGGTATCCGATCAGATACTTCAATGAAACGCTTATGTCAAATTATGGTACACCAAAACGATGAAATATGTAATGATGCTCTATTAGTTAAGACAATAAACTCAACTGTTAATAGTGCTATGGATTATACTAATACAATTTATTTGCCACATTATCTAAAATGGGTGCGCATTATTATTATCACATATAAACAGTTCAGTAAATATATTCTAACAACAAAAGATTATGAAACGGTAATTGATAAAACATCTTTTACTAAAGAGGTTTATCAACTGCTTTATTCTGACCGTAATAATAGCTATGGGTTGTGTGAAATGTCAACTACACTTGATATTCAGACATTCATTTTTAATTTATTTGTTTCAAACAATATTGACACTTTACGCTATGTACAGGAAGAAAATTATAGAAAAAACATTGATCGAAAGTTGTCAATTATGAATGTTAAAGAACAAATGAACAAATACTTCACTAACAATTTTATGAAATTTTGTATTACTGATCAGTATTTATATGAACTTTATTTGATGAAACTTTTGATGCCCGAATCATTGGGTGGATTAAATACTGTTATGTTTATGGACACTATGATCAGTGGTTTGAACGACTCGTTGTTAAAGAGAATTAGTTTCATCCACCAAAAAAGGAAAATTTTGTTCCAAATTGATCATTCACGTGTATCCATATTGAATTATCAAATCTCAAAGCTATATCAATATGATGTAAATGATATTAAATCCTATAGAAATTTTATTAATACAGGCTTCTTAACCAAAAATTTATTTGAAAATTCAACGAGTGTGATAGATAATGAGTTAAGCAATTACATTAGACGTTATAATAAAAACAAAGAATTTAAAAAGTATATTGATTTAGCGTCTGAGAGTGACCATTTACTTGAACAAATTATATCATTAAGTAATAATGTTTACCATAGACGACTTATATCATTCTATATTGAGAATTCAGCTTGCTCTATCTTCAAATCATTAATTAGCACATTTGAGAGAACACGTAGTTTCATGTCAATTGTATTAAATAAAACTAAACTTGCAAATAAACTATTTAAAATGAATTCTGATTCAAC